TTTGATGAGGTTTGCTATACGGGCGTTTACAACGGTGGAACGCCACGAAACATTACGCACAATCTTGGCGTAACTCCAGAACTGATTATTGTGAAATGTCGCAATACAGCCAGTACAAATTGGGTTTCTTGCACAAAGAATGGCAGTTCCAACAGTGTGATGCTAATCAACTCAACTACTGCTTCAAGTACGATAAACGGAGCTGGCTACCCATCTGTTGTTGACAGCACATCAACCACTTTTCAAGTCCGTGAATATACAAACATGGATGATGTAAATGCTGATGGAAGAACATATGTCGCTTATTTATTCGCCACTTGCGCTGGTGTAAGCAAAGTCACAAATTTCACAGGTAATGGCTCTAGTCAGACTATTAACTGCGGGTTTACTTCTGGCGCGAGATTCGTTATGATAAAGGCGACTAGCACCACGGGAAATTGGCTTATTTTTGACACTTCACGCGGCATGACTACATCCACAGACCCTTGGTTGGCCTTAAACAGCACAGCGGCTGAATCTGCAACAACTGGCGCTTGTACAACTACCGGCGTTGGTTTTTCTGTAGACGAATCAAAACTTACTGGTGTAAATACCAACGGAGTTTCCTACATAGCGCTTGCGGTGGCCTAGACTTTTAAGGAAAAATCAAATGGAAATTAGAACTCAAGACGGTCAAGTGATGTTTGAATCAGAATTCAGACAGCACATCAAACAAAACGGTGGCGGTACATGGGAAACCACAACGCCTGAAATCTTGGCATCTCTTGGTGCAAGCGTGGTATTAGAAGGCCCACAGGCAAGTCCTACACGCTATCAAACAGCGTTCAGAGATGGCGTTCAAGAGATTGATGGCCAATGGTTTACCAAGTATTCCGTTGCTGACATGGACGATGAGGCAAAGATAGCAAAAGACGCAGAACAAGCCAAGTCTGTTCGTACACAAAGAGATGAAAAACTCAAGGCAACGGACTGGACGCAAGTATCAGACGCACCAGTAGACAAGACTGTTTGGGCTACATACAGACAAGCGTTGAGAGATTTAACTAAAGAAAGCGGTTTTCCTTGGGATATGACTTGGCCAGAGGAGCCACAATGAACTGGAAAATAACAGGCATTGAGCAAATCGATGGGCTAATCACAGAAGCGCACTATTACGTTTCTTATAAAGGCGTTGAGACGCAAGGAACGCACGTTTTTCGAGGAAAAGAGCTAAAAACGCCTTTTTCTGAGCTAAAAGAAGAAAATATCATCGCTTGGATCATAGAAGAAAATAGCGAAAATGGCATAAATCTAATACAATCTAACTTAGAAAAACAGCTAGAGCAAAAACAAACAACTGATTTGCCTTGGGTTTTCAAGACTTTTAACCCTTTTAAGGAATAAAGTATGACGATGCCCCTTGAAATCGTTACAAGAGCACTTAAAGACATAGGTGCTATAGCGTCAGGCGAAACACCTACTCCTGAAGAAGCTCAAGACGCTTTTGATCTTTTGTTAGACATGCTCGATCAATGGTCTAACGAAAGCATGATGGTCTTCTACAAAACAGAGATCATCTTTCCTATTACGCAAAGTCAATACCTGTACACGATAGGGCCTACAGGATCAGTACAGGCTAACTTTGTAGGCTCAATCTCAGGCAACGTGCTCACAGTCACCTCGATCAACTCAGGTGGCATCAACATGAATATGACGTTGACAGGCACAGGAATCACAGCAGGCACTACGATTGTAGGTTTCGGCACAGGCGCAGGAGGTCAAGTTCTTGAGGCAGGCACTTATCAAGTTAACATTTCACAAACTGTTGCTTCTACTACGATTACAGGCTACTACAAAAGACCTTTGACCTTAAATTCAGCGTTTGTTAGGGTAAATACTACTTCTAACGGCGTTGCAATTACAGGAGGAGGATTAGATTATCCTGTTTCTGTGTTGAATATTGAAGAATACGAAATGATAGGACTGAAGACGCTTAATGGCCCTTGGCCTAAAGCTGTCTACTATCAACCTACTGAGGTGTTAGGCAATATCTATGTATGGCCTAATCCTGCACAAGGTGAGATGCACATCTTTGCTGACAATATATTTACACGTTTTACTTCAATGTATGACGTGATGGCATTGCCTGAGGGCTACAACATGGCTCTGCGCTGGAATCTTGCAGAGAGGCTCATGCCTATGTTTGGCAAGGCTTCTCCTACACAAATAGCGATGATTCAAGGCTATGCGGCTCAAGGCAAATCAACAATTAAGCGCACTAATATGCGTCCTGTTCAAACGGCAAGATACGACAATGTTCTGACAAGCACTAAAACTCGTGATGCTGGTTGGATTTTGCATGGGGGCTTCCTGTGACTTTTAAAGGAAAATAAATGTCTAGCACTACTTTCACAGACGGTTCAACGGTCATTCGTGCCTCATGGCTCAATGACGTTAATACTGCTGTTTACACAGGCGTTTTTCCTAACGCTTCCTTGACTACGACTAGCTTGACGTGGGGAGGCTACGCTATTCCTACGCCTACAGGCTCGACTACTACGTTCTTGAGAAATGACGGTACTTGGGCTACTCCAGGCGGTTCAGGCATAGGTACAGTTACTTCGATTACGTTCACGTCAGGTCAGCTCACAGGAGGCACAATCACTAGCTCAGGTACTGTAGGACTTGCTACAACAGCAGTCACAGCAGGTTCTTACACCTCAGCTAATATTACTGTCGATGCTTATGGTAGATTGACTGCGGCTTCTAACGGCTCAGGTTCTAGCGCTACGCTTCAGACTGTAACTAACGCAGGCAACACGACAACGCTAAACGCATCATTTGCAGGCGTAGGCATAGGCTACAACATAGGCACAGGGTGGTATGGAATTGCTACTAATAACACAGTTATAGGTTTGCAAAACACAGCTTCAGGTTCACCTAACACGATTGTTTTAAATGGTACTAATTTTGTATCTGCTAGTGACAATTCTATTGCTCTTGGTACTTCTGCGTTCAGATTTAGCGGTCTTGCAGTCGCTGGTTCTTTTTACTGGGGCACAAGTAGTATTTCTGCACCTGCTGGCTCTACTTCAACCTTTTTAAGGAATGACGGCACATGGGCAACACCTAGCGCAGGGTCAACACCTAGCTTGCAATCTGTTTGTACAGTAGGCGCTTCTTATACAGGCAGTATTTCTACAACTTCTAACTCAACTTTTGGCAACGTCAACGTAGGCGTTTATCTTTCTAGCTATTATGGTATCGGCACAGCTCAAACAACAATTGGAATCTCTAACAACAGCGGTTCTAACATGGTTATCTTGCAAAATAGTAACTTTGTACCTGTTAGTGCAAACGCTATTAACTTGGGCACTAGCTCATTGCCTTGGGCTAGTCTAGCTGTTTCAGGTAGCGCCTATTTTGGCACTTCTAGCTCATGGTCACAAACTGTCAGCGTCTACGGCACTATAGGTAGCTCAGGCGTTGCTGTAGGTGCTTACGCTAGTGGGTCTTCCTCTAACGCTGTTGCTTCTGTTGTTGCAAGCACATCGTCTAATTTGATGTATCTAGGCTATGGATCACCTTCTTCACCTACAACCGTTGGTACGATTTCTACTAATGGATCATCAACTACTTACGGCACATCTTCAGATCGTAGGCTCAAATCGAGCATTCAATCTTTGCCTGCAGGAACAGGAATTGAGAAGATCAAAGCCTTGTTGCCTAGAACCTTTACATGGAACTCAACAGGAACACCTGACATAGGCTTTATTGCTGACGAGCTAAAAGAAGTCGTTGCTAACGCTGTTCACGGTGAAACAAACGGTGTCGATGAGCATGGAAAGCCTGTTTATCAGTCAGTTGATAACAGTTTTATCATGCCTTATTTAGTGCAAGCAGTACAAGAACTTATTGCGAAAGTAGGTGCTTAAATGCCTGAAATGGGTTTTGTAGGGCCTAGTTACTCTGCTCCTTCGATCTACCAAGACGATCAGGAGTGTATTAACTATCGCCCTGAGATTGACCCTTTGAAACAGCCAGGGCAAAGAGGCGTTGTTGCGTTGTACCCAACGCCAGGGCTAACTACGCTATTTACGTTAGACGCACTTGCACAAGTCAGAGGCTTGCGTACTTTATCAGGCAGTAACTACCTCATCGCTGTTTCAGGCTCATTTGTTTACATTGTTGATCCTAGCTACAACGTCACTCAGATAGGTCAATTGCTCACTACAACAGGCAGAGTAGGCATCTCAGACAACGGTCTGTATGTCATGATTACTGACGGCGCTAATCGCTATTCATGGAAAATCACTACACCTGTTCTAGCAACTACTTCATTTACAGGCGTTGTTTCAGGTAATCAGATCAACGTCACAGGCATTTCCTCAGGAACGCTTGCTGTAGGTCAATCAGTTACAGGAACAGGCATTCCTAGCAACACGATCATTACTGATGTACCTAGCTCCTCAAACGGTCTAGGAATCTATACAATCAATAATACTGTCAGCAATGGCTCAGTTACTGCGATCACGATGACAAACGCAGGTACAGGCTTTACCTCGCCTCCTACAATCACAGTTGCTAATCCTCCTTTCGGCACAACTGCTACAGTCACATGGAACTCTATCGGAGTTAGCGCAGTCACAGTCACAACAGGAGGCACAGGCTACACAGTAGGAGACATTCTTACAGGCTTCGGTGGCACTTACTCTACTGCTTGTCAGGTTCGTGTAACAACTGTAGCGTCAGGCGTTATTACTGCTGTATCAATTACAGTTGCAGGCACTTACACAGCATCGCCTACTAGTCCTGCAGTTTTTAACGGGGGCACAGGAAAAGGTTGTACGCTGACGCTGACGTTCTCGCTTAACAATGACTACACAATCACTAACGGCGGTTCTTTTTATACCTCAGTTCCTCCTTTGACAGCTACAGGAGGCGCAGGAACAGGCGAAACAGGCGTAGCAGTAATTAGTCCTTTAGGAGGCACAGTAAACTTTACAGCGACAAACTTTGCTAGATTGCCTTCTACTGACGGCGCTTTTACAGGTGCTGACGTTGTAGACATTACTGACAATTTGTTTGTTTATAACAGGCCTAACACTCAGCAATGGGGTTGCTCTAACTTACTTTCTAGCCTATCAGCTCCTTTGCAGTTTTCTAGCAAAGACGGTGCCCCTGATAACCTTGTGTCGATTATTGTGAACAATCGTGAGGTTTATCTATTAGGCGAGGTCAGTTCTGAGGTATGGGTTGATGTAGGCTCGTTTCCTTTTCCTTTTCAGCGCATCCCTGGCACTAACTCACAACACGGCATCGTTGCTAAGTTCTCAATGAGCAGAATAGGCGATTCCTTTGCTTACGTCTCTAGGAATCAACGAGGTCAAGCTGAAATTGTGATGATGCAAGGATACAAGCCTACTCGCATATCTAATCATGCTGTTGAAAATACGCTAGTTAATCAGAACGTCAACGATGCTATTGCATGGACTTACCAGCTCGAAGGTCACGAGGTTTACGTTGTCACGTTTCCTAGCCTCGACTTAACATGGGCTTATGACGTAGCCTCAGGCATGTGGCACAAATGGCTCTACGTTGATAATTACAATGTTTATCATCAGCATCGAGGTTATTGTTGCGCTTCTTTTAATGGTCTAGTTCTCGTAGGCGATTATCAGAACGGCAAAGTCTACAAGCTCGATCCTTTAAATTACACAGACGATGGTCAAGAAATCAGGCGTTTGAGGCGTACTCCTCACTTAGTTGCTGACTTTCAGAGGCAGTATTTTGATGAATTGCAGATTCAGTTTCAGCCTGGCGTAGGTCTAACGCCTACAACTAGCTCAAGTTTTACTTCTGCTATTAGTGGCATTGCAGTCTCAGGTTTAGCAGTTTCAGGCACATCAGGCGTTTCTACAGCATCAACAGGAGGCGTTAATCCTCAAGCTATGCTGAGATGGTCAAGCGATGGCGGTTCAACATGGTCAAACGAACATTGGGTCAGCATCGGCAAGCAAGGCAAGTACAGAAATCGTGCTATTTGGCGTAGGCTAGGTTGGGCAAGGGATCGTGTTTACGAAGTTGTCGTAAGTGATCCTGTCTTTGCTACGATCATTTCTTCTAATCTAAAAGCTAGTTCAGGAGAGAATTGATGGCTAACTACGGCTCACCTCAAAACAATCCTTATCCTCAAAGCGAGTTTTTAGATCAAACTAATCGCCCTTCAAGAGTATGGCAACAGTTTTTCATTAACTTGCTGAATTTTAGTAAATCAACTAAAACGCCTACAGGTAGTCCTACAGGCTATATGCAAGTCACAGTCAACGGTCAACAGAAATTAGTGCCTTATTATGATGCTTAAACAATTAACTGGTCATTTAGATACTGATCTTTCAACAAAACATCACTTTAGCGACAATTTGTACGCTAAAGAAATGATTATTCCTGCAGGATTTACAGCAGGAATGCACAAACACAAATACAGTCATTTAAGCATCCTAGCAAAAGGACGAGCCTTAATTAAGACTGACGAATATAATCAAGAAATTGTAGCTCCTCATTGTTTAGACATGAAAGCTGAGATCAGGCACACAATTGAAGCAATAGAGGATTGTGTATGGTTTTGTATTCATGCAACTGACGAAACAGACGTTTCTAAGGTTGATGAAGTTTTAATAAGTAGGAGTTAATTATGCCAATAGAAGTTTTAGGAAGTGCAATAACTGGGGCTAACCCACTAACACTATTAGCAGGAGCAAATTTAGTAAGTGGTTTGTTTGGAGCAAATGCGGCAACATCTGCGGCTAACACACAAGCAGATGCGGCAAAAGCGGCACAAGATAGATTGCAAGCCAATTATCAGCAATTAGCTCCTCAGTATGATCCTTATTTGCAAACAGGAGCTACAGGTCTAAACAAGCTGAATGCAAGTGCTGATGCTTTGACTAATCCTTTTTCTGTTTCTCAAATGATGTCAGGATACGCTCCTGGCTATGACTTTAGACTTCAGCAAGGTCAAGCCGCTACGAACATGGCAAACAACGCAACAGGAGGCTTAATAGGAGGCAATGCGTTAAAAGGTTTACAAGACTACACGCAAAACTTTGCTTCTAATGAATTTAACAATGCGTTTAATCAAAATCAAGCGCAACAGACTAATATTTATAATCGTTTAGCAGGACTTGCAGGAATAGGTTCTACTGGTTTGACAGGATTGTCTAACCTTGCTACAGGAAACGCTACAAATCAAGCTCAGTTAGGCGTAGGTGCGGCAAACGCACAAGCGGCAGGCACAGTAGGCGCAACAAACGCTATAACTGGCGGTTTAACAAATACAGCAAATACTAATTATTTAGCAACTATATTAAACCCTAGTACTTACAACGGTGCAAATCAAGGTAGCAATTATAATTTAAGTCAACCTAACGGCATTGCAGATTATTTTGCAACAGGTAAACAAGGATAAATCATGGCAGATTTCAGTTTTTCTGATGTAGCAAATAAGGTTCAGCCTCCTCCTCAGATG